AAGTGCGCCACAGCCGACTTCAAAAAAGGCTTATACAAGGCAAAAAAGCACTCACGATATGTGGGTGCTTTTTTCAATTCAATATTAGTTGCAAAAAGCACCCATCATGGGTGTTTTTATTTTTGAGGCTTAAGATGTCGGTGTTGTGGGTTCGCCTGTGGCACACGCTTCGTTTCGGACAGCAACCACAGTCAATTTATTGGCTAATTGTGGGAGGGAAAAGCCAAGGGCTTGAGTACCTCCCCGGCTGTTCTCTCAAGAATAATTAAGGCCACCGATCTAACGGGTCGATTGGGCGGTAGCCAAAACCTTAATTATTTAACTTAACCACTATGTCAGGACAATCGCTCAAAAACACATTAGGCAATATTATTTTTATTTGCCAAGCCACAGGCATCAGCCTGTTGACTGAGTGGATCGAGAAGAAGCAGGATGCTCATGATATGGAAATTGAACGCCAAGTCGATGAGCTTCTTATTCTTCAAGAAAATGAGGGCTATTAATCGCTCCTTTCACAGCCGTCTTTTCTCGTGTTGAGCGATGCGGGGACGGCGGTGAAAGATCTAATAATCTTATGAAAAAAGAAATCAGGGAAGTGAAAGACGGGATAGTGCAAATTACCACAGTCGATGAGAGGTGGTATGTGAAAGCAATCAAGGACGATGAAGGAATACCCAAAGTGGTGTTTGTTCCATCAGTCACTTGGATTGCTGGTCACTATCCAAAAGGAATTGCATTTTACAAATGGCTTGCAGGCAAAGGTTGGGATGAGGCGGAGTCATTGAAGCAGTCAGCAGGCGACAAAGGATCAAGAGTGCATAAGGCAATTGAGGATTTAATCAATGGTCATGAGCTCAGGCTTGATGCTCAATTTGACGGAGTTGAAGGAAAAGTCGAGGAATTGTCGGCAGATGAATATGCATGCGCTATGTCTTTTGTGCAATGGTTTGAATCAGTCAGGCCTGAAATCATCACAGCAGAAACAACTATTTTTTCCGAGAAAAATAATTTTGCTGGCACGATCGATTTCATTTGCAAAATTGGAGATGAAAAATGGATTGTTGATTTTAAAACTTCACAATACATTTGGCCAGAATATGAACTTCAATTATCAGCTTACAAAAAAGCGATGGAGGATCTAACTGGCGAGAAGTACAAGATTGCAATTTTGCAGATTGGCTATAAGCGCAATCACAAGGAGTACAAATTTACGGAGCTGGAGGATAAATTCAATTTGTTCCTTTCTGCACAAACTATTTGGCTCAATGAAACATCAGGGCAGAAGCCGTTGCAGAAGGATTATCCTATCAAGCTCAAGTTGGATCTTGAAAAGAAGGCAGGGGATGATAAAAAAGAAACTGCACCAAAAAAGCCGAAGAGGCGAGCAAAAAAATCTTAATCAATCATTAATTCAAACTTATGGATCTTAATAAAGAATTAGAGATCGCATTGGGACTGAGAAGCGGAGAATTTAAATCATACAAAACGCTGAGAGTCGACAATGGCGATGACAAAAAAGGCACAAACAAAACGGGGGAGTTTGTTTGCAAAACAAAAGATGAAAACGGCGCTTTTGTCCGTGAGCAATTCAGCAAGGAAGTGAGAGGCATTGTTTTGCTCAGTCGGGCAAGGGTAAGCTCGAAATTCAAAAAGGATGTCGAGGGATGGATTTCAGCAGAGTTTAATCCGTCCGATCCCAATGAGGTCATTCAGGTTTACAAGAAGAAAAACATTGTTTGGAAGGGCAACTATAAAAGCCTCAAAGCGATGTTTTCGATCAAGGAGGCTGATGGCACAACTACCAATAATTTCAACTACCGCACCATTCTCTATGTTGCATTGGCTGATGATATTGTGAAGCTCGAACTCATGGGAAAATCTCAGTCCGAATGGTTCCAATATGGGGCTTCAATCAATAATGAATTCAGTTTGCTGGGATGCGAGACAGTGATGCAAATCAATGAGGATCCTGAAAATGACACATATTTTGCGACATTTTCCAAGGGCAAGGATGTTGATTATGTCTATTATCTGAAAAAGGCGAGAGGCATCTTGGGATCATTCAGGAATGCGCCACAGCTTGAGGCTCCGAAAGATACAAAATCATTAGGCAATGGATATGAGGATATTCCGACAGTGGGCGGTGACGACGAAGTGAATCTCGAGGATGTTCCGTTTTAAAAACAAAATAGCGATGGTGGGCTTATAGATGCAACTGCCCATCATCGCATCGGGGCTGGTGAGCTTAATCGATGCAACTGCTCATCAGCCTCGCTAGGCTGGTAAATATAACCACCTTTCACATGCCTCTTTAAGTGGTTAGGGAGGCAGGTGAAAGCATTTAACAATATGAATAGTGGATGGTTTAAAACGCACAGAAAAATAATCGATAGTGTGGTCTTTCAGAGCGATAAATGTCTGAAGATTTGGATATGGTGTTTGGCCAAGACAAATCATTGTGAAAATTTATCGCTGATCGGGAGGCAAAAAGTGAGAGTCAGAAGAGGTCAATTTATTATGGGAAGTCTGACGGCGGAGGAGAAATTAAGGCTTGCAAAATCAACGATATGGTATTGGCTCAATTTTCTTGAGAAGGAGGGAATGATTGGAATCAAAAAAACCAACAAATACAGCATTATAACTATAAAAAATTGGGGCAAGTATCAAGATGTTGGAAACAAATCGGAATCAAATGAGGAATCAAATAAGAATCAAATAAGAACAAACAAGAATGAAAAGAATGAAAAGAAATATATTTATAGCGATGACGAAATTAAAATTTTAGGGGAGGGGATTGATCAAGAGAATTTTGCAAAGGCTTTAGTTGCTTTGGAAATTGAGAAGCTCAAAACTAGTCAGGTGCAAACTATTAAAAAATTAATTGAGAAATATCCAAGCAGGGATTATGAGCTTCAGGCTCTTAAGTGCAGGGAGTGGTGGTTTGGTTATCCTCGCAAGGGTTGGAAAAAGCCAATATTGGCATTTGCTAATTGGTTGGGGAATTCAAAGATTGATGAAGAAGTGCTGGCTAAAAAAAGAGATCTTGAGTTGAGAAAGAATACACAGATTTATACTAATCAGGCAGTGGTCGATCCTGAAAGAAAAAAGAGCGTGCAGAAATCTATTGATGCGCTGAGGGAAAAAATGAGAATTAAAAAATAATCAAATTTATGGAAAGAGCAAGAAAAATATTCAATACCTATTCGGAAAAGCTTCAAAAGTTGAAAGACTTTGAGCGTCAGCATGGTGCGGTTTTGAAGCGCCACTTCAAACTTCAGGAAATGGAAATGCGAGCAAATTTCAAGGCGCAGGAACAGATCAGCATGTTGATTGAAAAAGGCGAGATTGAAGACAAAGCGTTTTTTTATGATAAGCATGCAGAGATGCGTATTTATCCGAAGCTCAAAACAGTTTCAATTTTTGATAAGCGGAAATATAAGAAACAACCCAAATGAAAACTCCAAAAAATCAACAGCTGTATAAATCAGTTGAGAAAATAATCGAGGATAACAGAGGCAAGAAAGATTCCATAAAAGAGGGAGTCTTTGTTTTGGCGGTTTATAAAAAAGGCAAAGTGTCACAAGCAAAAGTTTTGATGAATGGTTTTAAAATTGAGGAGATTGATGTTGTCTTGCGTGAGATATACGGGAAGATTTACGAGATGAGAAATCGTGGCAATGCGAAAATACAAAGAATAAATAAAAAGTTAGGGGGATGAAATCATATGAAAATTACAATTGAAAATTGCAAATGCCCCAGTTGGAATGAGTTTAATAAGGGAGTCCATTGGGCAGTCAGAGCATCGGCTCGGCAAGAGTTACAGGATCTTGTGTATGAGTCAATGGCAAAACAATTCAAAGGATCATTCAGGCGAATCGCAGTCCAGATCAAAAAGCCTATTCAGGTGAGCATAGAAGCTCACTTTAAAAATAATCACAGGCGAGATCCCGACAATCTTTTTGTTAAGCCAATATTGGATGCGCTGGTAAAGTATGGATTATTTTATGACGACAATGGTGATGTCATTGAATCACTTACTCTCAGGGCAAAAAGGAAGATGCCAAGCGATCAAATAATAATTTCAATAAACGAAAAACTATGAAAAACTATCCCATCGGGAAAATAAAAATGTACGAAAAAAATGCAAAGAAGCACCCGGAGAATCAGATCAAAAAGATAGCTGATTCTATAAGTGAGTTTGGTTTCAATCAACCGATAGTTATTGATCAGAATGACGAGATAATCGTTGGGCATGGCAGATATTTGGCCGCCAAAAAAATGGGACTCAAGGAGGTTCCGATTGTGCGCAAAGAAAATCTGACTGAAGAGCAGGTCAAAGCCTATAGGCTGGCCGACAATAAACTCAATGAGTCTGATTGGGATATGGATTTGGTGTTTGATGAACTCAAGGGATTGAGCGATGAAATGGTACAGCTTTCTGGCTTCGACATGAGTTATTTGGAAGTTGAAGAGGACGATTTTAATGCTGATGAGGAGTATGAAAAAATTATTGAACCAAAAACAAAGGTCGGCGATGTTTATCAGCTTGGAGATCATAGAATTATTTGTGGCGATTCAACCGATGTGAGTGTTTATGAAAAACTGATGGGCAATGAAAAGGCGCAACTAATTTTTACTGATCCGCCGTATAATGTCGACTATCAATCATCAGCTGGCAATTCATATGCTGGCGGAAAATATGGAGATGGCAATAAGATTTTCAATGACAATAAAAGCGATTCTGATTTTATGGAATTTATCAGTGTCATGACTGCAAATTGCTTTTTGTTTTCAGATGAAAAAGCATCGATGTATATGTGGTATGCATCAAAGAATCATGAGTTTTTCAAGAAAGGATTGATTGCTGGTGGATTCAAATATTTGCAGGATGTTATTTGGGTCAAAGACAGATTTGTTTTTTCGATGGGATGTTTATTTCATCGAGCTTATGAACCTTGCATGATTGGAATCAAGGACAATAAATATCAGAAGAATAAAGAATTTTCAAACATTCAGGATATTTGGGATATCAAAAAAGATGAGCTGGCCGAGATGGTTGATGTTTGGTATGTGAATCGGGATAACACGACAGAATATGTGCATCCTACTCAAAAGCCACTCAGGCTTTGTGAGATAGCACTGCGCAGAAGCACATTCAATGGCGACATTGTTTTGGATGCTTTTGGCGGTAGCGGTAGCACGATGATGGCTTGCGATCAGATGGCACGAAAAGCCAGACTTATCGAATTGGATCCTAAATATGTTGATGTGATAATAAAACGCTATGAAGATTACACAGGTAAAAAAGCAGAAAAAATTGAACAAAAATAAAGTTGGCAGAAAGTGGTTTGACGGAAAAACAGAGAGTGATGTTGTTGCGAAATTGAAAGTCGTTTGGGGACTGGGTGGATCTGACGGCGAAGCGTGTTATTACGCTGATATAAGCAAATTTTCACTCAGTCGCTATTTGGATGCGTATCCTGATATTGAGGAATTACGCAACAAATTAAAGGAAAAACCAATTTTGAAAGCGAGGGAGACTGTTGTTAAAAATCTTAGCAATCCCGACATCGCTTTCAGGTATCTTGAGCGAAAGAAAAAGGATGAGTTTGGTGCAAGCGCTGAACTTCCAGATATATTCAAAAACCACATTGAAGCATTCCATAACGAAATGAAAATATATTTTATAGGCAATGTTGGATCAACAAATACCAAAAGAAAAAAGAGAAATATGCTTGAAACTATTGAGTCTATTTAAGATTGATGGAATGAGTGGCGATCAGGCTGTAAGCGAGGGACAACTGATGATTTTTTACAGTATTGTTTTTCGTCCTTATAACCGTTTGCAGATTCTGACTTGTACGCAATATGGCAAAAGCTTGATAGTTGCTTTGGCGTGTATTGTTGTTAGCTGTTTTCAAGATGAAAAGATTGCGATTCTTGCGCCAAAAAATGAAATGGCCAAAATAATCATGCGCTATTATCTTGAGCATATTGGCGACAATGTTTTGTTTTATTCTCAGTTGGAAGCAAAAACAAAACTTGAAAGATTAAGACAAGAAGAAAACAAAGAACGCATTGTTTTGAAGCGTGGCGGAGGAATCTTTGTTGTTTCGGTGCAAGCTGGCAATTCTCGCAAAGGTGTTGAGAGTGCGATGGGCGCTGGCGCTAGGATTGTTATTCTTGATGAGGCAAGTCTTATTCCTGATCAGATTGAAGCGACAACATTTCGTATGATTGCTGGAAAAGGTGCGGATGCTTTTTATTGCAAGATTGGCAACCCGTTTTATTTGAATCATTTTTATAAGACTTGGCACAAGGACAGATATAAAAAGATATTTATTGATTATCAGCAGGCATTGAGCGAGGGAAGATATACGGAGGAGTTTATTGAAGAGGCAAAAGAGAATCCAATGTTTGATATTCTTTATGGTTGCAAGTTTCCAAGTCGGGATGAGATTGATGACAGGGGTTATAGATTTTTGATAAGCGAGCAGGAACTTGAAGAGGCTTTCATTGATGAGCTTCCTGCTGATCTTATGGGGACTAGGCGTTTGGGTGTGGATGTTGGAAGAGGAAGCAATTATTCCGCTTTTGTTATCAGGTACGATAATGTCATGTGGCTTGAAGCTAAGAATCAAAGCTCAAATCTGATGACTCAGGTTGATGAATTGGCAAGGATTAAGGGGGATGAAATATTTATTGATGATGTGGGAGTTGGAGGCGGTGTCACCGATAGGGCAAATGAAATTGGTTATAATGTTACAGGAATTCGTGAAGGTGCGAGTGCGAATAATAGCGATATTTTTGCAAACATAAAAGCGGAGAATTATTTTGAATTTAAGCGCTGGATAAATAAGGGAGGCAAAATTCTAAGGCATCAGGATTGGCGACAACTTTTAGAAGTAAAATATAAAAGAAATTCAAGCGGAAGAACACAGCTTGAGCCAAAAGATGAAATGTTTAAGCGAGGAGTCAAAAGCCCTGATATTGCGGATGCAGGTTCACTGACTTTCAATGAATTACAAGACCCTGGAGTCGACTTTATTTAACAGAAAAACCATATGAAACATCTTGCGCATTGTCCAAAGTGTGGATCAAAAATAATGGAAATCAGGAATATGGGTGCTTTCGATGATTTCACAATAAAGTGCTTTAATTGCAAAGCTGTTTTGTGTGTTTATGATTTGAAATTCAAGGCGCTTGATGAAAAAAATAATGATTATGGTTTTTCTGCTATTGACAAAATGAAAAAAAGCGAATACGATAAAAATACAAAATTAAAAATGATAACAGTTTAATGCCTTACGAGGTATTGGTTGTGGCTTACGAGCCCAAATGATATTTAGTCTTACGAGATTAAATGCCATTTGGGCTTTTTTTATTTATGTTTGAAAAACTTTTCCGAAAAAAAGAATTTACACCCGGAATTTCAGCAATCAAAAACTTCTTTTTTGGCAAGGTTTTGGGCAGGAATAATGATTTTGCTGATAAATATCACAGTTGGGTTTATCGATGTGTCAATCTCATTGCTCAAGAAGTCGGATCAGCAAATCTCAGGCTTTATAAAAAAGTCAGCGGTGATAACGACAAAGAACAAGCTGATCATGAGTTGTTAAAGCTTTTTAATAATCCGAATCCTGAAATGACAAGGGCTGATATTTTCGAGCATATCTCGGCTTCGCTGGATATTGATGGTAATGCTTACATTTTCAAGGCAAAAGCTGGAAACAAAACAAAGGAATTGTGGCCACTCAGGGCTGATTGGGTAAAGATTGCGCCGAGCAATGACAAAGAAAGGCTGATTGAAAAGTACATTTATTTCAATGGTGAGATCAATGTTGATCTGATGCCTGAGGAGGTTATTCATATTCGCAATTACAATCCGAAATATTTTGATAGAGTCAGGCCGTTTAAGGGAATCGGGACAGTGCAGGCTTCAATTAGTTTTATTGATGAAGATGAAACGATAAGGGAGTGGAATAAAAAGTTTTTTGAAAACGGGGCATTCGTTGGAGGTGTGCTTGAATTTGACGGCAAACTGAATGAACAGCAAAAGCGCAGGATTGAATCTAATTGGAGAAAACAACAAGAAGGAATCGAGAATGCAAACAAAACGCCGATATTGCATGGCGGTCTGAAATATAACAAGACGCAATTCAATCAGAGAGAGTTGGCATTTATTGATCAGCGCAAATTGGATCGTGATGACATTTTCCTAATGTTTGGAATTCCGAAGGGTTTGATGATGAGCGAGGATGTGAATCTTGCCAATGCAAAAATGGCGCTTTGGGCTTTTACAAGATTTACGATCAAGCCTCGACTTAAAAAGATTCAAGATGCGCTTAATGCATCTTTGGTTTCAGAATATGGGTTGGAATACTATTTGGAATTCGACAATCCAGTGCCTGACGATAGGGCTGAAATTGTTAGCGAATATGCGCAAGGCTGGAACAAGTGGCTCACGACAAATGATATCCGAAGAGAGGAAGGATTACCCGAGCTTGATGGAGGAGATGAGATGAGAGCTTCAGTCAGTCCGATACCGCAACAACTGAGTGTTAAAAAAAAACTTCAAAATCAGGATGAACGGATTGTGCGTGGAGAGAAGGCGTGGGAAGTAATGATAAAAATGCAGTCGCCATTTGAAGAAAAATATAAAAACGAAATCCGCAAATATTTTCATGGATTAAGAGAGAGGACATTAAAAAAGATAAGCGAGAAGTCATTTAAAGAAAAGGGAATCATTGAAAAGAATAGAGAGGTTGGAATGATAGTTGATTTGTTGACTCCATTGCAGAGGGAATTGTTGGAAAAATCAGGGAAGCTCGCATTGTTAAGGCTTGGGTTGGAAAATAATTTTGATTTTACTCCTGATATAAGCAACGGCTTGGACAAATACGATCTGACGCTGGCCGAAAGCATAGCCAAAACTACAGATGAAGAATTGCGCAAAATTATAAATGAGGCAGGAGATGAGGGGTTGGGCATGAATGCAATAACTGAAAAGGTGAATGAATATTTTAATTTCGCAGACGAAGTCAGAGCTGAAAGGATAGCAAGAACTGAAACGATCAGAACAAGCAATGCAGGAATGGAGAGTGCATGGAATCAGTCGGGCATTGTTTCGGGCAAGGAGTGGTATACGGCGCAGGATGAAAGGACATGCGAGTTATGTTCTGAAATGGATGGTCAAACCACAGAATTAAACGAAGCATATTTTTATGAAGGGGATGAATTCATGGGAATGGCGATTGACTTTAGGGATATTGGAGAGCCACCGCTTCATGCAAATTGCAGATGTGTGTTGCTCCCGATTTTAAAGTAAATAAAATAAAATAATTTTTTCAAAAGTATGCTAAAAAAATTCAGCGAAAAAATAAAGAGCGAAGTGATGAAGGCTCTTGCAGAAAAAAAAGAGTTTTTGGCCAACATTAAAGAGGCTGGAGATTCAGGCAAGTTTGAAGTTATCGCTTCAAGCGAAAGCGTGGATCGGCAGGGTGAGATTGTGGTTCAGGAGGGTATCGACATCAAGAATTACATGCAGAATCCCGTCATCTTGTTTGGCCACGATTACTGGTCTTTGCCAATAGGCAAGGCTACTGAAATCGTGCGACAGGCTGGCAAAACCGTGGTCAGGGGCGTTTTTGCGAGCGCCGAGGCCAACCCATTGGCACAACAGGTCAGGAAGCTGTACGAGGAGGGTATTTTGAAGGCTGTTTCAATAGGCTTTATACCCATGGAATATAACGGGAATCAGATCACAAAGAGCGAATTATTGGAGCTTTCTTTTGTGCCAGTTCCGGCGAATCCCGAGGCACTTTCAGTTCTGAGTTTGGTAAAAGAGCGAGGACTTGAAAAAGAATATGCGTTTGTGTTGAAGACTATGCAAAAATCGGGAATCAAGCTGAGCGAACCGCTAGAAGAATTTATTTCAGAGAAAAAAGAAGAGGAAATTATTGAAAAACATATGGTGGCGATCAAGGAAAGTCAAGACAGATTAAAGGAAGCAATGAGGGAGGGTTTCAAATTGATAGTGAATGAGATTAAGAGTATACAGGAAAATCTAACTGAGAAGTTGGTCGAGCTTCAAGGATTAGTCGTCAAAGATGACCAAGTTGACGATATAAAATCTGCGAGAATAACTGAGGTCTTGGATGATGTTCAGAAAAAAACGCAGTTGATTGATACGATCGTGAATCAAGTCAATCAGAAATTAAAAACTATAAAATAAATTTATGTTGGAACAAAAAGATTTAGAACAAGTGGGAGAGGTGTTTGCTCAAGCACTTGAAAAGACTATGCCAGCGATTTTGGAAAAGACTGGCGAAGTAATGGAGAAAAAATTTGAAGAGAAAGGCTACAACAAAATTGAAAAAAAGATTTTCGGTTTTGCCAAAGAAGTCGAGGGTCTTGAGGGCAAGGAAAAAATTGCTCGCTTTGTCAAAGCTGTTTTCAATCGTGATAAAGAAACAGCCCGAGCAATCAGTGGCAAGGCAATGACTGAAGGCACCGACAGCCAAGGTGGTTATTTGGTTCCTGAGGAATTCAGAGCGGAAGTTGTAAGGCTTGCCGAGTCTTTTGGAATCGTGCGCAATCAATGTCGTGTTATTCCAATGAAAAGAGACACGCTTAATCTTCCAAAAATAACTACCTCAGTTTCGGTTTACTGGCCTGGAGAAACTAATGCTGGAACAGTAAGTGCGCCAGTGTTGGGGCAGGTTCAATTGCTTGCCAAAACTCTTGTCGGTTTGACTCCGCTTTCAAATGAGCTGTTGGAGGATGCTGATGTTGACACAGTGAGCTTGCTTGCTGAATTGTTTGCGGAAGCGATTGCTGGAGAGGAAGATGGTCAGGGACTTGTCGGTAACGGATCGCCTTTCACTGGCATTCTTAATGATTCGGATATCAACATCGTGACGATGGATTCAGGGGAGATTAATTTCACCGATATTACTGTTGATTATCTGAGGGATGTCATTTCGAAGGTCAAGCCGTTGGCGCTTAGTGGTGCTGGGTTTTATATGCATCGTGGTGTTTGGAATATTGTGCAGAAGCTGACAGAAAACGGACAGCACATTTCGACTTTCTCAAATCCGATCATTACTGGCGATGCTTCAAAAGGCACGGGGATTGTGGGTTATGTGTGGGGATATCCAGTGTATTTGCCTGAAAAAATGGACAGCATATCAGGTGCTGGCAAGAAGTTTATTCTGTTTGGAAATCTGCAGTTTGCATATTTGGGCGACAGAAAACAGATGACGATGGCTGTTTCGGAAGAGGCAACAATTGGAACTACTAATTTGTTTGAAAGCAACATGTCAGCAGTGAGAATCACTGAGCGTATTGGTTTCAAAGTTGCGCTGGGTCAAGCATTTGCTTGTCTGAAAACTGCAGCCGCCTAATCATCAGCAGGATTAATCAATTAATTGCAAAGTTATGCCGAAATATAAAGTCAAAGCAAACATCTCGGTTGGCTATAAGGATTTTTCTGCTGGCGAAGAATACGATTTGACGAAGGATGAAGTCAAAGCGATCGGCGATGAATATCTTGAACCAATTGAAGAAGAAAAAAAGACCAAAAAAGAAAAGGAAAAGGAAAAGGAAAAAGAAAGCGATAAATAGCTTTAGTCGCCCGACAGTGAGTTGCATTGCTGTCGGGCGGAATAAGAAATTTATTTATGCTGATAGAAACATCAAAAGTAAAAAGTTATTTAGGGATTGAAGATGATTCGTATGATGATCTGCTTGATGGTTTGTGCGCTGGAGTCAGTCAATTCATTGTCACATATTGTGACAGGGATATTCTCACGATTCCATCTCCGACCGAGCCTGATACTGAGCAGGAATATTTTGAGGAGTATTTTGACAGCGATGATGATCAAGAATTGATGCTGAGAAATTATCCAGTCAGGACGCTTTTGAAGATTGAATACAATTCCAAAACGCAGGACGATCCGCTTTGGGTTGAGTTGGAACCGAGCAGATATGTGGTTTATCGGGATAGCGGTATTGTGCATCTTTACGGGAAGTTTCCAGTTGGCTTAAGACAAAACATAAAGGTTACATATAACGGAGGTTTTGATGAAGCGCCAGCAGATATTGAGCTGGTTGCGAGAGAGTTAGTCGCCAAGGTTTTTGATAAAAGAAAGGCTCAAGGAAAATCATCGGAAAATTTGGGCGGTGCAGGTATTGATTGGACAAATGAGCTGACAAAAGAACAGAAGATTATTTTAAACAGCTATGCACATTTTGCCATATGAAAAGTTTTCAAATATTGAAATACACGACAAAGAGATTGATGCAGGACGGGAATAAGTCGGACTATATTGCTACGAGTGTTGGCGGTTCGGGGCATTTGAGACAGCTTGATGATCGCACGGCCAGTCTGAATAACATTCAATACGGAGAAGGTTTTAAATTTACCATTGATTTGAGTCAGGATGTTGCGGTTACTGATAAGGTGCTGATTGGAACGGATGAATTTGAGGTCAGGGGTGTGAAGCAGGAAAATACAGGTTCTTTTTCATTCAAAGAATTATTACTGGTTAAAAGCAAAGCGTGATGTGGGAAATTCAAATTAAAAATTTGGACAAGATTCGCAACTTGGTTATGGAATATCCAGTGCAAAGTGCCATGAATTTCAATGATGCCATAGCAAAGACGCTGATTGCGGTGCAGAGATATGCGATCATGGGCGCCCCAGTTGATACGGGCAGGTTGAGGTCAAGTTGGCGTTTATCGGTGCAGGTGTTGAGGGGTGAGCTGACAAATACCAGCAACTACGCCATTTTCGTGGCTAAAGGCACGAAGCCCCATTGGCCACCGATCAAGGCTATCGAAAAATGGGCGAACAGAAAAGGAATTCCGCCGTTTTTGGTGGCAAGGTCGATAGCTAGAAAGGGAACAAAAGCGAATCCATTTTTCGATAATGCGGTTTCAGCAGGTCAGGTGATTGCAGATGATGAGTTTCAAAAGGCGCTAGATAAAACAATAAAAGAATTGATCAAATAACATGGGCTTATCAAATATACGATCAAAAATCAAAGAAAAACTGGAAGCAAGAAAAGGAGAGGGACAGCCTTTGGTTGATGTGTTTGATTATCACAAGACTGGATTTAGCGGATATCCGTCAGCGACATTCGAGCCTAGCGAGGTGCAAAGTGATTATGAAACGAACACGCAGAATTTTCGCAAGCATATTTTCCGCATCGTGATTCATCAGGAAATTGAAAAGGTGGGGCGAAGCAAGGCGATTGATATTTTGTGCGATGTGCTTGATGGGCTGATGGATGATTTTGATAGAGACGACACTTTGGGAGGAACGGCGGACATGAGCAAGGCGGTACCGCTCATGTGGGGAATCTACGAAGAAGGCGCAGGGTTGGTGATGTATGCGGAGATGAAATTGGAAGCTGACAAAAGTGTCGATATAACAAATTAATTTTAATCAAGCATATGCAAAAAGAATCAAAAAATAAAATGGTCGGTGGTGAAAAAGATTCAATCGTGAAAAAGGACAAATTCTTTTACCCTGATTATCAGGTGACCATTGAGGCCAAGTCAAAAGAAGAGGCGGACAAAATTCTTGAGGAAAAGTTTAAGACTAAATAATTAATTTAATAAAAAATATATGTTTGGAGGAAGAAAATATCAAGTCGGAATCGGCAAGGAATCAAGCAGGGGCATTGCTGTTGCGCCTTCCTTTTGGCTACCGAAGGAAGATGTGACCGTAGACAATAAAAAGCAATATGTGAATAACGATTCATCGCTTGGGGTCATTCATGATTCCAATGACGCGAGGATTGTCAAAGAATGGTCGGAAGGGGAAATCATGGGAAAAGTTAGGGATAAATCCTTCGGGCTTTTGTTGCTTAGCTCTTTTGGAAGCGTAAACTCGGCATTGCATGATGTGGAGACACTGGTTTATGATCACACTTTTTCTGTTGCCAATACGAATGCTCATCAGTCATTGACGCTGGAAGTGAAGAATGAGCTTGAGCATTTGAAGTATGCGCTTGGAGTAGTTTCATCTTTGAAGATCACTGCTGTTGTTGGAAAATTCGTTGAATTCGCCTGTGCTTTCAAGGCAAAAAAGGGATCAGCTTCAGCCAATGCGGTTGTCTATACTGCCGAGAATGAATTTATAAGCAAGCATGCAACCTTGAAACTGGCATCAGATCTTGCTGGGCTGGATCTGGCATCAGCGGTCAATATCAAAAGTTTTGAAATTTCAATAAACAAAAACATTGAAGAGCATGATGCTTTGGGTTCGACAGAGCCAGTCGATTATGCCAACAAGGAATTTTCAGTTGATGGAAATATCGAGGCGGTTTTTGAAGATACAGACACTTTCAAAAGCGTGTTTGAAAGCGGAACTTTAAAAGCCGTGAGAATCGATATCAAGAGTGATGCTGTTATCGGTTCGGCTTCAAATCCTGAGCTTAAGATTGATCTTGCATCTGTTTCGCTTCAGGACTGGTCAAGAAAAAGTGGAAACAATGACATTGTTACTCAAACGATAAAATTCAAGGCTCACTACAGCTTAGCTGATGCGAAGATGATTGAAGCGGTGCTGACTAATCTGCAGGAAAATTACTAATAATTTAATTTGAAAAAAATGAACAGAGAGACAAAAGAACTTATTACTTCGATTGATGGTCACAGTGTGGTTGTGAAGGCATGGCTTACCGAAAGAGAGAATCGACCCATTCAGAAATTTTGGGCGAGTCAGACAAAAATATCTTCAGATGTAAGCCCGGAAAATATAAAAGATGAGGATGTGAAAATCGACATCACAAACACCCCGATTGCAATTTTGGAATACTACGATGTTTTGACCGAGGCTTATGTTTATTCTTTGGATGGGGACACTAATAATGTCGCAGAGAGGCTGAAGGATTTGAGAAAAGAGGAATTTAGGGATGTGGTGGACTTCATTAATCATGGCATCAAGCTCGAAAAAAAAACTGTGAGCGAGACGCCGATGATTACTGGCGACTCATCAGTGCAGGAGAGTCAGAGTTAAGCGATGAATTGGCGATCTCATATTTTTGCAGGGCTATGGGTTGGACTTATGAAGAATATATGAGCCAGCCCGCTTGGTTTATAGAGAGAATGAAAATGATGAAGGGATTAGATGGAGAACATAAAGAATTGCAGGATAAGCATTCAAAATAATGGCAAATCAAACAGAATTACAACTTATCATCACTGCGCAAAACAAGGCAATGGGCGAGCTGGCGAAGCTCAACAAGGATGTGCAGGGCTTGTCGCAAAGTGCGCAAAATTCCAACAAATCATTCAGCGGATTGTTGCCTAATTTGGCGATGCTTGGCGGTGCGTATGCTTTTGTCAAAAAAGGAATAATCGACAGCGTGAAGGCTTTTGATCAAAGCGAAAAGGTCATGGCTGAAATGAATGCTGTTTTGAAATCAACAGGGGCTGTTTCGGGCATGACTTCGGAGTCGATGACGAAGCTGGCAGGCGATCTGCAGAATGTCACCACTTTTGACGATGAAGCTATCTTGCACACTGAAAACCTTATTTTGACTTTCAATCAGATGGGCAAAGATGTTATTCCGCAGGTTACGGAGAGTATCTTGGATTTGGCGCAGATGATGGGCGGTGATTTGCAGGGCGCAACTATGCAGGTTGCAAAAGCCATGCAGGATCCAGAGCGAGGATTGATGATGCTCAGAAAATCGGGAGTTAGTTTCACTGATGAACAAGTCAGGATGATTAAGAGTTTATATGAAACGGGCAAAGCGATGGAAGGTCAAAAGATGATTCTTCAGGAACTCCAAAAAGAATTTGGCGGTCAGGCCAGAGCAGCCCTTGAAACTTTTGGTGGCAGAATGAAATGGTTGCAAAATCAGATTTCCGATGCTCAGGAGGGAATCGGAAAATCAATTGTTAATTCCATAACTGTCGCATTGAGCGGTGCCGATTTGTCAGCTGAAAAAGCAAAAGAGACGCTGGCTAAATTCAGGGACTTTTTGATGAAGTGGATTCCTGCATTTGTGGTTGGACTCAAGTGGTTCGGGCAGATGGTCATCAATGTGGGGAAAGTCGTTTATGACTTCATGTACAGCATAGTCAGCACAGTGGTTGCTTTTGGCGCAGATATTGTTCGCAATATTCAGAACCTCGGAAAGAATTTTGAGATATTTTTCGGTGCGATAAACAAGGCTATCCATGGGGATTTTGAGGGAGCTTGGAACGACATGGTATCCATGACAAAAGACGGAGTTGCAGTGACCAGTGTAACGATCAAGGAAAATATGCAGACAATGAAAAATGATGTCGGCGCATTTTCCAAGGATACAAATAGTGCGGTTGATTCAATGAATAAGGCTTGGCAGATGAATGGGGAAAATGTGAAATCAGTCGGAAGCGGAATTGCGCAGACGCAGGAATATGTAGGAAAGTCGGCGCAGGAAATGGCCAATAAGGTTAAAGAGGCAACGAAAAAAATCAAGGATCTGAAGAGTCAGTTTTCTGATGCGGTTAAAGCTGTAAAAAATGATCTGAAAAGTCTGACTGCTGAATTTAACAAGAACGAACTTGAAAAACAAAAGGAATTAGGAACTGAAATTGCAAAGGCAATTATTGAAAAGCAAAAAGAAAAAGCGGATCTTGAGAAACAGCTCAATGAAGAAACGGATGAAAATAACAAGAGCGCATTGCAGGCAAAAATAAGTGATATTCAGGCATTTTTGGATAAGCATTTGGGTGATCAGAAAACATATCAAGCGCAAATCATTGAAGAACAGCGCAAGGCATCGCTTGATTCTGTTGAGTTGCTTAAGGAGCAATATGCGGAGGAAAAATCCCAGCGGTTGGCTGAATATAAGGCGAAGATGTCGGAACTTAAGGATCATCTTAGCGATGTGAAAAAGGAATATAAAAAGAAACTGAAAGAGCTTAAAGAGGAATTGAAAAAGGAAGGGTTGGACACCATAAAACTCAAGGCGACTATCACTATTGATACTGAAGATAATAAAAAATCAAAAAGCCATCGTGCGGTTGGCGGTTCTGTTATGGCAGGTCAAGAATATGTTGTCGGAGAACATGGAGCGGAGATTTTCAGGCCGACTCTTAGTGGAACGATTGAAAAAAATGGAGGTCTTTCAAATGCTATTTCAAACACTTTCAATTTCAATTTTGCAGGCGCAATGATTGGTGATAAGAGTGCGCTCATTAAAGAGATTCAACGGGTGATTGCAAGGGAGCAAGAATTAAACAAATTAGGCATCAGATAAAAATATGAATATCGCTTTCGATAATGTCAGTTTAAATAACGATCCATATCAGTTTACAGAATTGGATCATGAAAAGAGCGCACCTCGTGAAACTTTTATGTATGATCTTGCCCGAGAGCGTGGCGGAGTTATTGTCGGAGATAATTATAAACCGAAGGAAGTTGTCATTACTGGCAGGATTATTGGAGACGATAAAAATGCGCTTGAATCAAACATTGATTCATTCAAGGAATTGATGGCCAGATTTAACAAAAATCTTGACCTTGATTATGCAAGCGGAACGAGGCGGTATGTTGCAACACCGACAGATGTGAATATAGACAGAAAATATTTCAATCTTTCATTTGTTCCATTCAGAGTCACTTTTCTTGTGCCGAGCGGAGTCGGTGAGGATATAACCCAAACGGCATCCATTCAAAATGGGATCACCGACAGCCCTTATGACGGATCAATCAATATCGGTGGCAGTGCTTATCCTATGCCGAAGGTTGAAGTGATAATCGCATCCATTACGGCTGGAATAGATATCAGCTTTCAATGCAACGGAGACAAAATAACGCTTACGAATTCATTGGTTGCTAATGATGTGATTGTGTTTGATGTTCAAAATAAAAAGGTGACTCTTAACGGAGCAGAGAAAGATTACACTGGCGTGTTCCCAAAATTCAATGTCGGAACGAACAATTACATCATCACAATTAATTCTTCAGCAAGGAATTTTAATGTTGAGGTAGATTATTTTAAAAAGTGGCTATGACAAAAAGATTCATTTATAAAATTTACGATAATAGCGGAAACTATCTGCTGACATGGAATGATGTTATTAGCGATGCTCAGTTTAACTCCACGATTAATCTCGGATTTTCTGAATTGAAGGTGCGATTGGCTAGGGAGGTTGATAGCTATGGTGAAGGCGTTGATATTAAATATGGCAATTGGGTCAAACTGTATGTTTTCGATGGTGAAAGTGGGCAGGATGGAGTTTGCATTTATTCGGGATTCATAGATTCATACGAGCCTATTGTCGATGGAAGACAGGAAACAATTGAGGTCACGATTGTTAGTTGGTGGTGGGAGCTGAATCGCTATTTACTTGAAGGTACGGGAGCTGGAATTGATAGTCTGATTTATGGGAATGGATTTTCAAATGGGCTGATGCCGATAATGACTGGCTACACTTCAGGTACGATTACTGTTTCCGCTTCAACAGAATTGTCGGCCTATAACGCATGGAAAGTTTTTGATGCGAGCTTGGCGCATGATCCCAATGGGGTCAATAATCACATGTGGGCGACTGCAAGTGGGAATATTACGGGTTGGCTGAAAGTTGATTTTGGAGCTGGCAATTCAAAGCAGATTCAGCGTTACACTTTAGTTGGATTGGCAAATGACAGAACGCAGTGGAAAAACCAATGCCTGAAGTCATGGACTTTTGAAGGGTCAAATGACAATGCAAACTGGACAGTTTTGGACACAAGATTGAATGAGCCAGATTGGGGAGAGGCTGAGAAGCGTGTTTATGATTTTGAAAACTACACCGCTTATCGCTATTATCGCCTAAACATATCGGATAATTTTGGATCAACTTTAGTGGTGCTTGCTGAAATGGACATGATGGAGGGAATTGCATTTTCAAGAGATGGGGCTACGCAGTTGAAATATCGGCTTCAGGATCCAAGCGCAATTTTGAAGGACATCTTGGATAAATTCACAGGTCAGGGAGGCAAGCTGGATTATTCAACAGGAACAGTGGATCTGACTGGCACAAGCGTGCAGTATCAGTTCAATACCGCAACTTTTCAGGAGGTTGTGCAGAAGATTGTCGATCTTTGTCCGCAAGATTGGTATTTGCGAGTCGGTGCCGATGATTTGATTTATCTCAAGCCGAAGGCGACAACGGCAACGCACAAATTCACTATTGGGAAAAATGTCACTTATTACAAGCAGGAGAAAAGGCTTGAGAACATAGTCAATTACATATACTTTACTGGCTTCAATTTTTATAAGAAATTCATCAACACTGGATCGGTTTCGGCCTATGGTAGATATGTGCAAAAAATCATTGACGACAAAGTTCCTGATGTCGGGACTGCGACAATTGTGGCCAATAATATTTTGAATAAATTAAGCTCGCCCGAGATTCGGGTGACGCTGAAAGTTTTGGACAGTAACAATGCCGTCAATGAATCCGGCTATGATATTGAATCAATAAAGGTCGGAGATACTTGCAAAATATTCAATGCGACAAAGAAAGGCTACAACATGTGGGATGAGGTCAGTTGGGATATTGATGCATGGGATTACGATATTACGAATGAAACGGCCACGCTGTTGCAGATTCAAAAGATCGATTATTTTCCCGATTATGTGTTGCTTGAAATTTCAAATCGCCAGCCTGACTTGGCGCAGAGAATTGAGCAGATAAATAAGAGATTGGTTGAAAGTTTAACCACGGATAATCCAGTAATGCCCCAATAATATGCTAGGCAAATGTTCAAACTGCAAAACACAAATAATGGATCTTGAGCTTCGTGGACAGAAAAGACTTCTGACTAATTATCGTGATCATATTGTTGAATTGAGCAACGGAACGCTGATGAGAGTTGGCGTGTGTGTTAATTGCAAAGCCTTGCTGGTTGCTGGATTGAAAGTGAAGGAAACAGCGGATAACATATTGAAAAATCATAAGGCTTATTGGGATGGTGATCGCTATGCGCCAAAGGGCTATAAAAGCCTGATTATCATTGATCCAAACAGTACAGAAAATAAATACATGCAAAAAAGAGCGGATGGGATTCTTGATGAAAAAGAAAGGCTGGATTTGCAAAAGCAAGAATCTGTAGAGGTAATAATTAAAGAATAAAAAAATGGCTTGGGCTAGTATAACCTATACATTTTCACCTTCAACGCTCATCAAATCGAGCGAGGTGAATCAGAATTTTTTAGACTGCATCGCAAATGCGGACAAGGGGATGCCTAGCGGAGGGATTATTCTTTGGAGTGGCAGTATCGCAAATATTCCTACGGGCTGGTTTTTATGTGATGGAAACAATGGAACTCCGAACCTTGTCGGCAAATTCGTACAGGGTGCTGGTTCGGGCTATGCGGTTGGTTCTACTGGCGGTTTGGCTTCAGTTAATTTACAACACAGGCATTACGATGATCACACGCACAATTTCAACCATGATCACTATGTGACGAGAGTAAATAACGGGTCATGGGAATCTGAAAATGGACATGGATTGGATACTGGTGGAGATTTTGCAGGTATCACTTTCAATACGCCAACGCTCACTACAAACAGTAAAAATTCACAGGGATATGGGGCTTATACGGATTATCAGTTGAGCGCATCGCAGGAATGGAGGCCACCTTTTTATACGCTGGCATACATTATGAAAAGCTAATTTTTAATTTAAAAAAGATGAAAATAAAATCAATCACAATTTATCGGCCAGATGGAAAAGCATATTTGGAAGTTGGAAGGAATTTGTTGAATGAGGAGGGCAAAGAAACAGATGTTAGGGTTGTCAGTATTGGGCTGTTATTTGGAAAGATAAAAATTAAATTTTCAAACGGAGAGAATGTTGTTTATGGAAAGTTTCCTTATATAGCAACAAGATTATAAAAACATGGGAGTACCAAACCAATTTATAGCAAAAACAGTCATTGAAAGCGCAAAGGTGAATCAGAATTTTGCCGTTGCTTGCTTTAGTGGTGAGGTCAGAATGTATGGGGGTAGTGTTGCGCCGAGCGGTTGGTTGCTTTGCAACGGAGCTGAAGTTGCAAGAACAACATACGCAGATCTGTTCGCTGTGATTGGAAACAATTACGGATCAGGAAATGGATCAACGACATTTAACTTGCCAAATTTCAAAGGGCGCAGTGGATTCGGTTATGATGCTTCGCAGTCTGAATTTAATGCGCTGGGAAAAACTGGCGGAGCTAAAGCCGTTGACCTATCGCATTCTCACGCAAATCGAGATCACAGACATTATGGGTATGCAAATGGAGGGGATTTGCGAGCAGCCATCGGCGCAAAAACTGGAGTTGCTGGTTCTATAAATTATCAGGCAGTAAGTCCAGTTAATCCAGTAACGGGAGCAGGAACAGGAAACGGGACTTATTCGGTTAACGCTGGGTACTCAACAAATAATGGATATTCTCATTACACGCCAGTTTACGGGTATACATCATTCCCGGGCGAGTGGACAGCGCCAGAAGTGAAACTGTCAGCGACACAAGGGATTATGAATCCGTATTTAGTGGTTAATTTCATAATAAAAACATAAAAGTTGATATGGAAATGAAGGAATATATATTGATTGCATTATCGGTTGGACAATTGCTTATTATGGCAATTGGATTTTATCGCATGTTTAGGGATCCCGATGAAAAAGCAGAAAGGGATATTTCAAATTTGAAAGAAGGTTGTGTTTTGAAACACAATCGTATTGACGAGGTGATTTCAGAAATGCGGGACAAATTTAAAAGCATTGATAATTCTCTACTCATGATCAAAGAAAATGACATCAAGCATATTGAGCAGGAGATGCGAAGAATGAGCGATGTGCAGACGAGGATTTTGACAATTTTGGAGTATGAGGAAAAAAAGAAAAGCTAATAAATTAATTAATAAAAAAATGATGCAAATTTTATCACAGCTTGATTCTCGCTGGGGGTCAAAGAGAATCGGAAAAACCGATGTTTTAATTAAAGATAAGGGATGCACAATAACCTGCATATCAATGGCTTCCGATTATTTTAAGTGCTTTCAGAACCCTGGGTGGATGGCAAAATATTTGCAGTTTACTCCAAATAACTCGCCGTTGGGCAGTGCAAAAATTTATTGGCAGTCAATCGGAAAAGTTTTGTGCTTTAGGTTCAAGTTTCGCTATTACACATACAATGAAAAATCTTGCATTGAGGCGCTAAAAAATCCGAGAACCGTTTGCTTGTTGGAAATCAAAAAAAGTCATTGGGTTTTGGCGCTCAATAAAATACCCGGAGGATATTGGGTGGCTGATCCTTGGGGAGGCAGGAAAAAAATAATGCTCGCATCAAGCATCAGCGGTTCGACAGTGCTAATCAAATAATTTTAATAATATGCTACAAGGCTACAAAACATGGATTGGGTTAATCCTTACACTGCTTGGATTTACTGGCGTGTATAAATATGTCACACAGGATCAAGTCGCTCAGTTGCTTGATTTGGCTTCTCAAATCATCGGGCTGGGGCTTGTCATTTATGGCAATTATGACGCCCATAAAAGATTGAAAGAGTTGGAATAATCTGCTAATCTATTTTGAGGCAAAAAAGCCCCTTTTTCGGGGCTTTTTTGCTAAAAAGATACCCACAGTTTGCGATTTGACAATACTCGCCGAGTATCCTAAATTATCACCTAACAAAGTTAATTATTTTAAGCGCCCATTGTCCCGAAAGGGTCTTTGCCACAGGCAAATGATGCAACCAATGGGGGTCTATGCTATAATGTGGGTGTTTCAATTTTTTCGAAAGTTGGAACACTCACATGCCTTATTTTATATAAGGCATATAGAGACCCACCGTTGAGTTGCATCACGGTGGGTTTCAATTTTATGAGGTTAGGAGACACCTACGAGAACTATGTCAATTACATGGCATTAAAAGGTATGTCTGAAAAGACAATACACGAGCACAAAAGATTTCTGTATGGATCACTGTCACATTCCATACAAGACAAGGAACTTGATGATTTAAGAATAACCGACATGGCCTATGTGCTTGAAGCTGGATCAAAACATGGAAAGACTGGCGCCCAAAGATCAATATGTGTTTACCGCAGACTGCTTAAATTTTTGAAAGAATCAGGATATAAACTGCCATTTGATTGGCGTGACTTGGAAGTTCCAAAACTTCCGCATAAGCCAGTTGAATATTTGACCGTTGAAGAGTTGGAAAAAATAAGACAAACACTGGATCAAAATTATTTACCTGATCTTCGCACTCGAGCGCTTATTGAAGTTCTGCTTGATACTGGCATGCGAATATCGGAGGCATGCTCTTTGGATATTAATGATGTTGATTGGGAAAAGAAAGAGGTGCGAGTGGTCAATGCCAAAAGCAAGGATACTGAAATGGTCTATTTCACGGATCGGAGTCTTTTTTGGCTCAAAAAATATATAGAGAAAAGAAAAGATGGGTTACCCCATCTTTTTGTTTCGGGGCGTGGCCGTCTACTGACTGTAACTTCAAGAAACTATATGCGGACTCATTTGGACAATATAGGAATCAAAAAGCACATAAAACATCATATTTTCAGGAAAACTTTTGCCACTTGGCTTATTCAGGGAGGCGTTAATATCAAGGAGGTGCAGACGCTTTGCCGTCACAGGAGCGAAAGGACAACACTCAGGGCTTATGTCGGGGTCAATATTGAGCAGGCAAAAGTCAGCCATCAGCATGTGTTTGGGGCTGTTGCTTAATCGGGACTTGCCATTAATTTTTACTACGCTAACATCGCCAACAATATGGAAAATATCACAAAGGAACAATTTGAGGCATTTGAAAAAGTCAGGCTTTCAGGCAAGACCAATATGTTTGATTTTTGTATGGTTGCCAAGCTTGGAAAAATAAGTCAAAAAACAGTCAAAAAAATAATCACAAATTATTTAAGGTTAAAATTTAAATTTAAAGGAAATGAAGAAGAGAAATCTGCGAGATGATATTCGCAATGGCACGAGCCTATTGGAAATAATCGATGAAAATATTGATGTGCATGCGGAGATCTACGCCAACCGATTTTATGTCGGCAAAGATAGGACAAAAAGTGAAATTATCAAAATTGTTATTGATGATCTGAATATTCAATTAAAAAATATGATTTTAATGAAGTTTAAAGTAAAACCTGCAACTCTCAAAGCAACTTATGGATCAAGCAGAATTGGAACCATCCATGCAAGTTTTGAGGAACTCAGGAGACTTTTTGGGGAACCGCATGATCGAACCAAAGAGGGAAAATGGCAGTCAGGTGACGGCAAAGTCAGGGTTGAGTGGGCATTTTTGATAAAGGGCAAGGCTGATATGCTGTTTACGATTTATGACTACAAAAGCCAGCATCCGCTTGATCAAATTAAGCAGTGGAATTTGGGTGGTAAGAATGAAAAAGTGAAGGATTCTTTGTCCTTGTTGCTATTGGTTGAATAA